CCATATTGCCGGTGAGCGCTTCATACATGCCAAAAGCGATCGGCTCGATATCAACGCCGCGCTGCATGTCCGCAGTCCAAAACAGGCGCTCTTGCCCGCTACCATCGATGCGCTCTGAGACAAGCTGCAAAATATAATCGCGGCGCGTCTTTGACTCTTCGCCCGCGCGCTTACCCTTCATTAAAATTGTATGGGCCATCGAACCCGTAAGCCTGCCCGCGCGCGCCTTGTGCCATTCGGGCGAGCGTTGCGGCGCGTCGATAACATTAAAATTAGTCATGAATGATTGACCAATGGTCATTAACGATTAAATGCGGCTGGTCATCGATCCAAATGTTCGCAAGATAGAAATTATATTTAGCCTTGCGCCCCGTATAGATCACTTCGCACGGCGCATCCTTGATTGTTTCCTTATAGTTTTCGTAGCGCATTGTTAAAATTTTCACGACATGCCCGCGCGCTTGCGCGAGTTTAATAAACTCATCCCACAAGCCCTTATCGGCCGTATAGGTGCCGTCGTAATCAAGCGCGAAATATAGCTTGCGCGCTTTGCTCATTTCTTCGCCATGAGCGCGGCGGCTTTTAATTCATTCCATTTCTCGCCGTAGTGAGTCACGATTATTTTGCGCGTGTCGTTACTCAAGTGCCGCCAGGCGTTGCCTAACTCATCGGTGCCGCCATGCACCGCGTCTTGCAAGCTTACCCAGACATCGGGGTCCAGCTCGGGCGCGGGGTCTTTATCAATGGTCGGCCGGCCGTCATCGTTCGGCATATCTTTGGTGCTGGTGCCCGTGACTGCTAGCAGCGTGTAGCGCTGCAGGTACGAGTTAGCGCTCGCAATCGCCTGTATCGAATTCTTTCCGCCGCTACCATCATTGATTGCGGTTAATTCCGCCGAGCCCTCATGGCCGCCCACATGCGTAATCGTGCAAATGACGGTTATTTTGTTTTCCGTTTGCAGCATGCGCCAAGCGTGCGTAAAGCCGTACTTGGCCAGCGCGTCGCTTAATTTATCGGTTACCTCATCGTGCGTTGCGTGGTCATAGTTTGTTTGGCCATAACTGACATGTTTGTTCTTAAATATTTCCGGCCGGTCTTTTTTAAAATCGACCATGGCGCGCGCGTAATCACGCAATGCCTGCATGTCATCCCATTTTTGTTTAAGCGCTAGCAGCTTCTCTAGCCGATCTAAATCAAATTCAGGCAGCGCCGCCGCCCGCTCGATAATATGCATTAGCGCGGTGCCATCGCCGGAAGGCGGAAGCGCTACCGCGTTCATAGCTTCGGCTCCTTCGGGGTCTGGCTTTGAAACTGCGAGCGCGGCGCATGCGGTATGCGGCGGCTATTGCGGCGCGAATCATTGATGCGCTCGCCCAAGATCACGGCGCCAATCCATAAGCCCCAACAAACGATAAAAGCGCCGGCCGCGAAGGCGAGCAAAATAACGGCTTGATATAGGTAATGCGTCACCGTACGTCCTCCCTTGTAGGAATTACAGGGTGACGTAAAGTTGTACAGTATGCTTAACAGTTGTCAAGCATGCTGTCATGCGCTTGAAAAATTGTATTAGTTAAGTATGCTTGATTACAGCGGGATGTAAATAATACTGATTTGCTTGCCAAAGGAACGGGGGCCGCGATGCGTCAAAACTTTATAACGGAAGAAATTTTCCGCGTCGAAAACGTTTATTGGGTCGATTTTATTGCCCACCATTGCCGCCGTTGCGGCGGTTCTTCTCGTACTCGGCAACCTCATCTTCAAGCCAAAATCCTGCAGGCGGCGTTTCCCGACCAAAAACAAGAAAGTGCGCCGACACGTCGAGCGCGCGCAGCAGCCGCAGCCACGGCGCTAGTTTAATATTCTCCGATTCGCCCGTTTCCCATTGATGCACGGCGGAGCGGGCGACCCCACAACGTTTCGCTAATTGGTCTTGCGTGAGGTTTCGTGCCTCTCGCAGGCGCCTTATGCGCTCTCCCATTGTTTCGTGTTTCGGCATATCCAAAAGTGCCAGTTGTTGGGCGGGCATGTAGTTTAAATATCCCCTACTGGATAGCCCGCTGTACTTTTGCGTCTTGTTAAGCATACTGGCAGCCTTGTTAAGCATACTGTCTAAATATATTCATGCTTAAAACGACTGTCAAGCGTCATTTTGGATCATTAGAGGCCATTGCACAAGCACTCGGAGTCACGAGAAGCGCTGTAAGCCAATGGCCCGCCCGCGTGCCAGAAGGCGCCGCCTACAAGCTGCAGTTTGTGACGGGCGGTAAGCTGCGCGTCATTCAGTCCATGTATAAGCCGCGCGGCGCCAAGGCGCTTGAGGCATTAAGGCAATGAGCGGCGGCGGTTGGATAAAGTTTGAAAAGGACTTACTCACCGATCCGCGCGTATTGGCGATGGCCGAGCAACTGCGCAGCAACGATAAAATCGAAGCATGCTGTAACGCTCATGCGTTACACCATGTAACGCTAGTGCTAGGCGGCTTGGCTCAATTGTGGTTCTTGTGTGATACACACATTGGTCAGGATGACGTTTTGCCCATCGGGGTAAACGAGATAAACCAGTTCGTCGGCATCGAAGGATTCGCCCAAATACTGCCCCAAGATTGGCTGCAAGTTATCGACGCGCACCACGTAAAACTTCCGAATTATCATATCCATAACGGCACCGTTGCGAAAAAAACCGCGCTCACGAATAAGCGCGTCAATCGGCACAGGCTACAGCGTAACGCTGATGCGTTACAACCATGTAACGCTGATGCGTTACCAGACCAAGACCAAGACCTATACCTAAAAAAGAAAAATACTAAAAAGAAAATTGCGTGCAGATTGCCGGATGATTTCACGCTCACGGCGCAGCGCAGCGACTACGCGGTTACGCACGGACTGAGCGCGGGAGAAACCTTTGACGCGTTTTGCGATTACTGGCGCGCGGCCAATGGGCCGAATGCGATCAAGCGCGATTGGGACGCCGCCTGGCGCACATGGGTACGAAGTCCGTACAACGCGCCGAAGCTAAACGGCGCCGCTGCACGGCCGGCATTGCCCGCGCCCGCCGCCGTGCTGCGCGATTCGGCCGAATGGTCGGAATTGCTCGCAGCGGGCCGCGCCGAGGGCTTGGGCGAGCCGTACAAGCTCGAAACCCCGCAAGCCTACGCCGAGCGCTTGCGCGGCTTTCGCGCCAAGCTGCGCCCGAAAGTCGATACCAGCGCGTTGACCAACAAACTGCGCACGCTGCTATGAAATCGCCCGCCGCCTCAACGCTCGAATTTGCGCGAATCTTGGGAAACATCCGCCCGCTTGCGGAGTTTTATCGCGCTCACAAGCCGCAGCAGCAGCATATTTTTTTATTCGCAAACGATTACGCGCTGATCGCGAAACATCCGAAAAAAGCGCAGCGATTTGGCTTTTTGTTTCACGGGAAGCAAATCAAATTCGGCGAATTCACGTTATTGAGTGAGGCGCAAAATGGCTAATTATGTTTGTGCGAGTTGTTGCGAGCCGTTTAATTCCTTTCATGCCTACCAACGCCACCGAATCAACAAAAAATGTCGAAGCGTGACTGAGATGCAAGCGTTGGGAATGGAGCGCAACAAAAGAGGGGCTTGGGTCGCACGCAGGAATGCGTTTTACCGTGTGACGTCAGTGCCTTTTTCCGGCGATCGGTTGAAAGTAATAGCTGAGTAGCGGGTAGGTAGCAATCGTGGCGTATAAGCGCGCTCATCGCGTCGATAATGTTCAAGCCGAATTATTCGCAGACCTTCGCCGTTTTGGTTTCACGGTGGCGGATATCTCAGGGGTTGGCGATGACATCCCCGATGCGGTCATCGGCCGGCAAGGCATCACAACGTTTCTGGAGGTAAAAACCCCGCGCGGGCTGAATGATGCTTACCGCATTAGCGTCGGGCAGCAATTGTTCGCGCAAAACTGGCGCGGCAGCCCGATTATTTATGGCCACAAAGCCGAAGGCGTCACGCGTGATTTTGTCAAGCTCTTGAAGCACTTAGGACAATGGAAGTGAGGGAGCGCGAGGCGTTGTTATGGCTAGCCTTGGGGCTTGCGCTGTACGCGGTGATTGTGTGGGTATCTGCGCGTATTATGTGCGGCTGAATAAGGCAGCAAATGCGCGCGGGTTCGTGATTGCTCCGCGCGCGCAAATGCGCGAAGGCTTCCGTATGCGCTAGGCGGGCACTGCCGAATAGTCTAGCGATTTGATAGGCGCGAGTTATCAACAAGTTGCGAGCCTGATAAGCAATGCTTATCAAAGCGGGGCGGGGCTCGGCGCCAGCCTCCATACGCGCTGGCCACGCTGGGGCGATCATGCCTATTCGTTATGTTGCGTGGTGTTATGTGATGCTGCATGGCAGCGCATAGCCATTCGTTACCATGATTCGTTACCAGGCTAGCTAACCCCATGTCAGCGCTCGCGTTATTGCTGGCGTCCGCTCATGCCTCATGCGGTTGGAGGGTATTGCAGCCAGGGAGCGCCAGGGAATCGGGCGGCGGGGGTAGGGGTTAACCTTAATTTTCGACCCCCCGCCCCTAGTATGGGTGTAGTCCCGAGTAGGCAAAAATCCTCATCGCTGCTTTGTGCGCCGCACAACGTTTTACATCGGTCGCGTCATTTTTTTTTAAGACTTCGCGCCTTAATTGCTGCATAGCAGCGGTTCCTATTATCTCCCTCTTAATCACCTAAGAGTATTTCTTACGCGCGGGCGCACGCGCGCGCAGGGGGGTACTGGTTAGTAACACTAACGAATTTATCCACAGATTTTTTAATCCGCTCTGCGGCGCTTTCTCGCCCGCTCTTTCCTGTAGACCCTCTTACCTGTTTTGCGTGATTGCAAAAAAAATTGGATTATGTCGCACGGTTAAGTATGCTTAACATGATGAGGGGCGAGCAAATGAAATACTTCGGCGGGCGGCACTCGGCGATTTGTGCTGACTTGGAGCGTATCGAGGCGCCAACTTGTGCGCCCTGCGCGCACTGCGGCGAGTTGATCCGCGCCACCGATGACGGCTTTGCTTTGCCGGTCTTGGGCGAGCCGATCCTTGCCGCCTATCATCGCGAGTGTTTTTTGCGCGCTATCGTCGGCAGCGTCGCGCACCAGCGGCGGCTATGTTCCTGCTACGTGCCGGGCGCAACTTGCGGCGATAATCCTAAACTCTCGACCCGTGAGGCGGCGCGCTACGCGGTACAGATGTGGGAGCGGCGCGGATGAAGCATCCGCCACAATCGATGATTCAAGGCTGGGCCCTGTATGAAGAAAATAGCGGCGAGATTTTTAAATGGTCGAGCGGCCCGCCGATCTTTAACACGCGCAAAGGCGCGAGCAATGCGGCGGCAGAGTTTTTAAAAACTTGGGGCCGCGCGTACTACGTAAAAGCAGTGAGGATAACGCCGCGATGACGCATCATGAATTCTGCGATCACTGCCCAGGTTGCCGCCCGGCGCTGATTGACGGCGAGACGGGCAAACGGTACGCAGAGGATTCGCCGCTGATGCTGGAAATTAATCGCATCTGGGATAAAGAAACGACTTACGCCGAGCGTAAAGCCTTCATCAATGTAACGCTGCATAACAGCTATGACGCTGAAACCATTAGGCTGGCCGCAGGCGTGGCTCAGAAATTTTCCGGCGCCAAGCTATGACGCACTTTAAACCCATGGATGAAAGCGAGGGCGACTTTACCTCGGAATCTGTCACCGAATATTTTTGCGGCAAGTGCAAAAAAAAGACCCCGCATACGGTGCTTACCTGGGAGTCGAAAGACGGCGGGTACGTTGATTACAAATACACTTGCCAGACTTGCGGCAAGGTGTGTTGGATCGATGGGATTGATTCATGAACGCCCCTAACTCGAAATTAATCGGCCGCATCGGCGCGAAGAAAGTGCAGCAACGCGCGCGCGAGTGCGGCGATTTGGTTATCTGGGTGATTTACGAGCGCCCCGCCGATTTTCCTGAATTCTACGTTGCCCGCCCCTTTATCGGCGAGCGCGGCTTGCCGGTGCATATGCTGGCGAAGGAGTTGGCGATTTTGCGCCAGCGCTTGCCGGCGCACTTATACCCGATGATGCGCAACGCCTTCGATGACCCCGTAATTCTGGAAACTTGGATATGAGCGATTTGCACGGCAAGCGTAAATATGCTGGCGCGCCGCCTTCCGAGCGGCGCCGTATGGGTAGCGATGCGATTATCGATATTCGCAAAGCGGCGCCGCATAAGGTGGCGCGCGAGTATGGCTTTATTGCCGTGACCACCGTCACCACGGTTACGCGCGGGCTCTGTCGCTTTAAAACGCGCGGCCAAATGGAGCAGGCGAAAATAGATATGCGAAAAAAGGGCCGCGACCCGTACTTTTATGCTTGGGGGCGCGACCGAACTAAAACCGTAAAAATCGAATTCGAGGACATGCCGAATGGCTAAAAAAATCACGCCGCGTAAAAAGATTGCGCCGCGAATTACTAAGTTAAATAAAGCGCTGCAGGATGAGCCGCGCGGCGAGGTATACGATGATAAAAACCCGCGCGACTTGCCGCGCTTAGTTACCGCCATGTCGAATTTTATCGGCGCGTTGTGCCGTGATGCCCTGGGCTACACCAATGAATCACACTTTGATACCAATAAAAACGGGCCGCTGAATTTAAACAAAGTCTATGATGAAATTCTCGCGCTCAAAAGCGACCGCGACGCCTGGCGCACCAGATGCGAATCAATCGAGGCGGCGTTTAATACGGTGAGTTTAGGCTCTGAATTTGCGCCGGCCGCCGCGCCTGAAAAAGTTACCGCCGTTGAGGGCGCATGACTGCTAAAAAATACACAGTCGACCCGCACCGCCGCCAGCCCGACACGGGCATTAAGGTGCGCGCCTATCTTGATGATGAAATTGGCAATTGGGATATCGCCGATTTGGATCGCGATTCGCTCTTGCGGTTTCTGCGCTCGCGCGGGGGCCAAAATGAATGGGCGGAAAATACTGTTTTAATCATGCTGGGGCATACCTGCCAGGCGCCCCCCTATCGGGTCAATCAATGAGCGTCGAATTTACCGAGCGCACGCTAGCAATCTGGTACGCCGATATTGAGGCGAACGGCGCCACGGTTGGCAATTGGATTGCATCGATTGAGCAAGTTCTTGACGGCGCGGATTATTTGCTTACCTATCGCTTTCGCTGGTATCGCGACGAAAAAATATTTGATTCCGACGACGAACGCAGCGGCGCCACGCTGCGCACGCCCGAACTTGAAAAACTTATTGCATGTTGTCGCGCCATGATTGAGCACCACGCCGCGCGCGGCTCGAAAACGTACGAGCTAATGCGCGGCAACGATTCTATGCAGCAATTTTTTGACCGCTTGGTAGATTCGCCGTTTGCGCATGCCAAGCAAGTTAGCCCGGAAGAGTATGAAAGTTTTCGACCGAAAAAGAGGCGCGGCTAATGGCGGCAGGACCAGGCAAGTACGATGATGAGGTAACCGCATTGCGCGAAAAGTTGCAGGCGGACGGGATTATTTTAGTGGTTTTCGGCGGCATTAAGGGGCATAGCTACTGCGCGCAAATCGATGCGCGGATTTTAAATACAACGCCCGCGTGGTTGCGCGAAATTGCCGATAGCATTGAAAAAAGCGAAGGGCGCCAGGTATGAGGGTTACTTACACGCCGGCAGAGATACGCGCGCAGATTGCTAAAGTCCGCGCCCTTGCCTGGCAGGTTGCCGATGCGCGGCAATTCAGCTTGGAAAGCGGCAGAGCGTGCGGCATGTTGGAAATTGCCGCCGAGCAAATCGAGAAATTGACGGATGAAAATGCGTTTTTAACCCGCGCGCTGGGCTTGAATTCCGGCGACGCGGTTGCGCTGAAATTGGCGCACGCCAAAATAGAAAACCTAAAACAGAGTTTGGAGCTAACCGAAACCGCCTATAACGCTTCGCTCGATTTGCAAGCCGTCTTACTAGACCGATGCGAAAAACTGCGGGCGCGTGCGAAGTGATTTCAAATTTACTTCGCAAGGGGTTGCCCCCGTTGCCCGCGCGCATGCAAAAATTAAATGTCGATAAGCGGGGCTACCCCGTGCCGTGGTTCGTACAATGGATTAACGGCGAGCCGAATTTTCAAGTCGTCAGCCCGAGCGCATTTCGTCAGGCAATCCGCTTTGGTTCGTGTTGGATCTGCGGCGAACGCTTGGGCGCGCGTAAAACTTTCGTGATGGGCCCGCTCAATATTTTAAATCGCGTCACTTCCGAGCCCGCCTGTCATTACGATTGTGCGCGCTTTGCCGCGCAAGCCTGCCCCTTTCTGATTCTGCCGCAAGCGCAGTACAAAGAGGCGCCCGAAGGCGCTACACGTTTAGCCGAAGTGACAAGTCGCAATCCTGGGTGTTGCGCATTATGGACCACCAAGACTTTCAAAATGCAGCCAGCGGGCGAAGGGAGAAAATTAATCGTGGTAAGTGACCCCGTTGCGGTCGACTGGTACGCGCAAGGTAAGCCCGCGAGCCGCGCAACGGTGCTGCAATCGCTAGATGATGGCTTGAATTTGGTATGGGCGCCGCTCGCCGCTGAGCCGCTGCGCCGTGCGCGCATCGATGGGCTGATAGCCTTTGAGGCATCCTATGCCAAGGCGCTGCAGTACTTGCCGAGCGCGGATAATGCGATGTACGCCGATGGCTTCTAAGGAATTAGATTTTTTGCGCCAGGCGCTCGAACGGTGGGGCGCGCTACCTAAAAGCGTCTTTGAGGTTTTAGACACACTAGACCCTGACGTACGCTGGTACATCTTGGATGAGAATAATAAACCGAAGCGCGCGACAATCCGTCAATGGTCGGCATGGCGCGAAAGTAAGCCGCCTAATTTCCGTGTCGGTTCAACCCGCAAGGGCAAGGTATGGGTAAGCACGGTATTTCTTGGGCTGGATCACGGGCACTCATCGCGCAAAGACGCGCCGCCGATTTTATTTGAAACGATGATTTTCGATATGAAACCGCGCGCCAAAAACCCGCGCGATAGGCAAAAGTCGCGCAGCTATCAAACCCGCTGCAGCACTTGGGATGAGGCGCTAAAGATGCATGAGGCGGGTTGCGCCGCCGCCTGGGAGCCCAAAATAGTATGAAATTCGAGCTAGAAAGCGAAATAGCGAAAATCTTAGGCGTGAAGGAATGGCGCGGCTATCTAAATCCCTTCACGCGCGCGCAAGCGCCGCAGGCTAAGTTCAAAAATGGCGCGCGCGTTACCAAGGCTTGGCATGACCCAACGGGCGATGTAACCGCCGATGGCATGCAGGGCACGGTATTAGGCTCGATTCATGCGCCAGGGATCGGCTGCGCCTATTTTGTCGAATGGGACGATAAGCCGCATGTAGCGCTTTTTGTGGTTGAGCAAAAGTTAAAGTAATGACGCACCCAGGCGAATTAATCGCCGAGTACCTAGAGGCGCGCCGCATGTCGCAAATTGAATTTGCCTGCCGCATAGACGCAACCCCTAAGTATGTATGCGAACTACTGGCGCAGCGCGCCCGCGTTACGGTGAAAATGGCGCTACGTTTCGAGCCTGTCCTGGGTCGGCCGGCGCATTTTTGGATAAATTTACAGGCGCGTTACGATTTAGCGAAGGCGCGCAAGTGAAAGTGCTAGTTTGCGGCGGGCGTGACTACACGGATAGCGCGCGGGTTATCCATGTTTTGGATCGCATGCACGAAAAAGAGCGCATAACCCACCTAATACACGGCGATTGTCGCGGCGCGGATCTCTTGGGCGATGCCTGGGCGATATCGCGCGGCGTGCAGCCCGTGCGTTGTCCCGCACTGTGGAAATATCACGGCAGTAAAACGGCGGGCCCGATTCGTAATGAGGCAATGGCGCTATTAAAGCCTGACGTTGTGGTGGCTTTCCCTGGCGGCTCTGGTACCGCCGATATGATGCGCGCCGCACAAAAGCTGCGCATAAAAATAATCGCAGTGCCGAAGTAAATTAATTTCAAAAACCCCTTGCGCCTTGTTAAGTTTGCTGTACAACTTTCAGGCGGGTAAAAAATTCACATGAGGGGCAAATCATGAATATTTCGCAGGCGCTTAACGCCGCCGCCGATCATATCGAGCAAAACCCATCTAGCTATCGATTCAATAACGCCACCGTGCCGCGCGACGGCGAGCAAGGCTGCATGCTGGGGCATTTGGGGCGCGTCGCGGGCTTGCCCGTTGGCCTGCCAGGTCGAAACCCTGGCGCTTACCGTGTTGGGGCAACCTGCCAGTGATTTTTACGAGGAAATCTCGCGCGATGCGCAGGGTACGATACACGGCGATTTGGTGCATTATGCGCACCTAGTGGCCCCCGCCATGCGTGCCGTCGCAAAAAAGTATGAGGGCATCCCGCAAGATGTGCGCGACATTTTCAACGCCAAGGCGGCGGGCGTGCCTTATCCGGTACTGTCGGCGCCCTTTTACATGCACTTCGCGACGCTAACGGCGCGTCGCCAGATTGAGG